TTAACCTAATTTGCTGTTTAAAAACTCCACCTGATCCCGGTCCTTGTCACACATCCATTTAGAGTAAACCTTATACACCATACTGGCATCAGTATGCCCCATCTGGCTGGCGATGAAAGAGGGGATCGCTCCTGCAGACAACAACCAGCACGCGTAAGTATGGCGAGACTGATAAGGCACACGGCTGCGTATTCCCGCTTTTTTTAGTCCCTGCTTCCAGCTATAGCCCAGCGCGTTTTTTGAATAATAGGGATTCGGAACGGCAAATTTAATTACCGGACGAAACACAAACCGTACGTGCTGCTGATCAGTGCTCGCATAAGCGCGATGGTTAAATGTGATTTCTGTCGTCTGGTCTGCACCGGTCAGATGGAACTGATCTTTTAACGCTTCAAGGGCTGGCTCCAGCAATGTGATCGTGCGTTCTCCGGCGGACGTTTTAGGCGGCCCGAACTGATCATAGTTGTTCAGATTCCGACTGACGTGAATTTTTCCATTGACCAGATCAACATCATCCCATCCAAGTGCGCACAGCTCCCCATGACGAAGACCAGCGTAAAAGGCCAGTTTCCATAAGTTAACAACTGAAGCCGGTAACACCGAAATGAATCGCTCGTATTCTTCCATCGTGAATGGATCCGGTGCTTTCCGCGGCCGTTTCAAAGAAGGAATATCTTCAAAAGGGCTGTTGGTAATAATGTGGCTACGTTTGGCAAATTTCAGCATGGCGCAAAGCGTGCGGATTTGCTCGTTTACCGTAGCCGGTGCACGGCCCGTTTTATTCAGATGTGGCACAACATCATTGCGTACATCCCCCAGCAACAACTCCTTCCGGTATCTCAGAATATCTATCTGTTGAATATCGGTAATCAGGGTTTCGCTACCAACGATCCGCAGCAGAATCTTGATGATGGAATGCATGTTCCGCGCTGATGCGTAGGACATTTCCAGCTCTTTGGTTCCGCTGTATTCATCACAAAGTTCCTGGAAGGTACTAATCCTCAACGTAGTTGAGAATTTTTTTGCTGCCTTAGAGCCAGGAAACTGCAGGCCATAATCGAATACCCCCATCTGGATATCACTGGTAATCTTCGCTCTGAGCTGGCCTGCTTTTTTGAGGTTGGCGTTCGTCACCAGCCAGCCTTTAAGCGTTTCCCGGCAACGAACCCCTCGATAAATGAACCATATCCGAATCTTGCCATTGTGAATTTCAACACCCGTTGGCGCCACGTCACTGCTCCTGAACGAAACTGTTTATCTTTGGGAAGTTGTACCAAAGTGTCGCCCGCGGAGAGTTGTTATCTCCTTCAGTCTGGGTTACACGCTTAAAATGAATACCTTCGATCCAGCGATGAGCGCGGTAGCAGGTTACCTGCCGCTTTGAGAGTCCCGTTCTCTCACACAGCTTCGCCTCAACCACCCACTCTTCGTTAAAAATCACCTGTGCCATCTTTCACCTCAGGTAACCGACATCATTATAAAGATGCCGGTTGTTAAACATTGATATTTCAATATCAGGCGACCTGCCCGGGCAAGGATCGCAGGCGGCGCATGCCGGTCATCGCCGTGGCCACGTAGCTCGCCTTGCGGTTCACCACCTCCACCCAGACCTTCACACCCTCCACCCGCACCGTATACGTCTCTTTCATACGGCTGCGCCCGTAGTTGCCGTAGCGCTCCTGATGGGCCGCCAGGGCGATGTCGCATGCCTGGCGCGCGAGCGGTGACTGTGTGCTGCGGTTAATCAGTCGCATGGTCATCTCCTTCGATACGCTTAAACTCGATCACCCAGACCCACGGGTTGGCCTGCCAGCTGCCGTCGCCGTAAATTGACTCCCACAACCAGGAAAAAACTTCACGCGCGTCATAGCTTGCGCCATCGAAATATTGATCCCCTTGGTTAAGGCAATAGCGGCCAGTGGCGGGCAGTTTTATCAGACCTTCTCGGGCTGCATCTGCCTGGCTGATACTGTTCAGGCGTTGAACGCCAATATTGGCGATCTCCAGCAGAATGCGGCTGGCCCAGCGCGGCATGTGGATGGATGGCGTCCACTTTCCATACGGGCCGTTGCCGTCGGCTGCATACAGCAGAGCTGAGCAACCAGCCGGCTCGTCATGATCAGGTACTGTGCTGAACGTCTCGCGCACCCAGATGCGATCGCCTGGCTTACCGAACGGACTATTCCAGTAGTTGCCCGCCGCCAGTTCTCCGGCCAATTCGTTTCCAGCTAACTCACAGCCCATGTTCTTATCGATTACCGGGAATTTAACCGGGCGCCGGGTCTGCGTCTTCCGGCCGTCCAGAATCGCCCGCACCATCTGACCGTTAAAGATCATTCCGCGCTCAGTCATTCCAGGCCTCCAGCTCGTTCTCAATTTCTTCGTCGATTTCGTCATTGGTGACGGTCTTATCGAGGCAGCGACGCGCTTCTTTCAGGTAGGCTTCACGGCGTTTGTCGTACCAAGCGGAAAACTCTGGCGACCATCCGCCTCTGTTACACTGATAATCAACAAGCGCGTTATCTTCAGCCATGCGCTCAACCATGCAGTAAGCAGTTGTCAGTGCGCACTCGCGGATATAGCCGCGCAGGTCGCGCTTGCGCCACCAGGGACTCACCTTCGAATCACAACGGCCTTTAAACTCAATTTCCCAGCGGCGGATACAGCGTGCATTTAGTGATTTGCTCATCTCGTTACCGGGAGGGCGAACCCTCCCGCCTCCCTTAGGCCACGTATTCCGGTTTCATATCTGCCAGGGTGATGCTGAACTTATCGTGCAACTCGTCGCCAAGGTGACGTTTTGCCGACGCCAGCACGCGTTCAGCTTCTTCGAAGCGCTCGGCACCATCCGGTTCGCCGGGCTGCGGCAGGGAGTTGATCGCTGCCTCGACCCTGTTATATGCATCCACCAGGTGATAACGCTTCACGGCCTTGTTTTTCAGCTCGGTGTACAGGGCCGAACCCAGCGTGTTCTTGGCAGTTTCGATATCGGCCCGAACTGCTTTGGCGTTATCTACGTCCTGCGCGGCCTCAATGCGATCCCGGAATTCATCGGCCATAGCATCGATGTTGGCGGCCGATTCCTGCGCGCTGTGGGTGGTTGTTACGCTGTCACCTTTGATGTCAGCCAGGCTCACGCGCTGGGCGGGTGCCGGGTTGATCTCCTTCTCGGTGCGCGGCTCGACTTCATCCGGGCTGTAGACGCCGAGGATGACCTCAGGGCAGTACAGACGCGCCCAGTACTTCACCGCGAGATAAGCGATCTGCTGCTTAGGTGCCGTTTTCCACAGTGGTGAGTTTCGGGTAGTGATGTCAGCCAGGTAGATGTTCTCGCCCCAGGTGATATCGGTTTCGCCGCGCAGTACAGCGCCAACCCGGACAAACAGGCCCAGCTCATCGCGGCCGTCTTTCTTGCCGGCGATCTTTTCCCAGTCGCCGCCGTATTCGTAATGGAAGCGGCCCACGATGGCGCTGGAACTGGAGATAACCGCGTTAACCAGTTGCGCTTCGTAACCCAGCACGCCATTGACCAGGTGCGTTTTCTGCGCGACAGCGTAGGG